TGTTCCTGCTCCGGCTGTTCCTGCTCCGGCTGTTCCTGCTCCGGCTGTTCCTGCTCCGGCTGTTCCTGCTCCGGCTGTTCCTGCTCCGGCTGTTCCTGCCGACCCGCCTGCGGTCAATGTCCCTGCTGCACCTGTACCTGCTATCGCGCCGGTGACTCCGCCTACCGCGATGGGCTGAACGATGTCGGTCAAGGGTTGGAATGCTCCGAACTTATGTACCCCGCCGATAGCCGTCTCACCCGCACGAAGCGCACCTGCTGCTATCGCTCCGGGAATACCCCCAGCTACGAAACCTTCGCCAGCAGAAATAGCCGTGTTCAAAACCGGGCGAACCGTGTTGCGGTAAAACCCTGAGTTACGAAACCCTTTGGGCAGTATCTTCGATGCCGGGTTGTGAATCGTGCTTGCGATCTTGCTGCCAACTCGCCCTGCCGCTTTCGCAGGGTTACGCGCCAACTGTCCTATAAACCCAAATCTTGCCATCCCTATCTCCTACCGAGCGTCTTAATATCCGGTGCTACCGCGTTCAATTCCCACGGTGCTCCGCCACTGTACTCAACCTGTGCTATGTGACCTGACCCTATCGCAGCTACCCGTGACACACCAGTAGGGAGCGCGGGGGTTATGCTGGTGAACACTGCGTCGTCGAACGATACCGCCGCCGCTGGCGTTCCTGTCTTAACATAACTGTGCAGGAATAGCCTTGCCTTCCTTGCCCCGATAGCGTCCAACGCCCACTTGCGTGTACGAACGTACGCGTCGATGGCGGTGCCAGCGTCTGTAACTACCCCGTTCTCGAAGATGGTATGCTCAGTGAGCTGCGTGTTGCTGACAACGCCAGTGTGTGCGTCTTTACGGGTGTACGCATCGACTACCACGTTGCCGTCGCCCGCATCACGGGCTATAGCGTAGTCGATGTAAAAAGGAAAATGATGCCGCTCCCAGCTCGACCCACGGAGGTTAAGCGTATAGCACGTTGAAACGCTCGGGGGAAAGAACTGCGAGCTGGTGAACAATGCTGCCAACTGCGCGTATGTATACTCCGGTGGCAACGCGTTCGGCTTCGCCCCGACGGGCAAGAACGATGTCTGAAAAAAGAAGTGTATCTGCCGGGTAGATTTATTGAACGTACCGAACGCCCCCTTCAGCTCCCAGTCTTGCGCGCTATCAAATGCCTGCGCGATACTGACCGTAACTTCTTCGCTCTTAATGTCGCCATAAGTCAATGCGGTCGACAGCTTATGCACACCAGATCGAGCCACGAAATAAATCTCATTGTCTGCCTGCACAATCGCGTGTTGAGACGTTGCCACCTGTGTAGATACCTGGGTTACCTTGAAGGGTATCGTGCCTGTACTCAAGGCCACCAGTCGGTAAATGCCTCGCGTTGTGAATATAAGCAGTATGTCGTACAGATGCTTGAGGCCAAGGATACGCCCACCATCAACAAGCTGGAGGTCAATCGTGCCCCCATCGGTGGACAACGGGTTCAGCGGGTCTACCGGTGCCAGTGTGCCAACGGTTGCTACCTGCGAGTAATACAGCCGCGCAGGCTCCGCAGACACACCCGCGTAAAACATTCTGCCTGCGTACGCCGCGCAAGTCGTTGGGTATGTAGTGGTCGCAGTGAAGTCCGCGTGGGTAACGCTGAATACGGTGTTCGACCCCACGGGTAAATACTTAGGCACCCCCGACCCATATGCAAACACCGTGAACCTCTGCCGCGTAGTCGGTGAACTGGAATCGGTAAATGCTACCGCTACAGGGCGGTACATCTCTGATGTACTCGACGGCATAGCATTCAACGCGGCGAGTTGTAGCTGCTCAACTCCTCCCACAAACGAGAAGCGGGACACGTTACCCCCGGTCAACGCTAAGTGCGTAACCGATTCGATGGATAAATTATCCTCCTCCACGATGTAAACCGGCCTGCCTGATGTTGTCGTATCTGAAAGCGCGGCCAAGCTAAATACCGTCTTAACCGACCCGCCGCGTGCGGATACCCTCCCGCCCAGACCAAAATGCACATTGGCCGCATCAGGTACCGTGCCTTCCTTCGTCGCCAGGTCTTCGGCGGCGTAATTCAGCCCGCCTGCGTACGGCTGCTCAATTACTTCGGTCATACTCGGATTCTCGGTGCGGCCTTGTTACGTCGTGACCGAGCAAACACGGTGCGAAACATTTTAACCGCAAGTGTCCGAGCAGAGCTGGCCTCTGAAACGCTGCCAAAGTGCTTGTCCTTCGCAATCGCATACGCCATCTGCACCACCGCGTCGTGATATGCAGCGGGGCCAGCGAGTACGTCTGTATCAAGTGCTGGGTCAGGAATATCCTGATACCCGTACACCTGCACCAATGTCTCTGGGGCTACATCGACAGGCTGCGGGAATACGTAAATCGTATTGAAGTCCCGCATAGCGAAGTGGGTCGGCGTGCCTGTCTGCGCTCCAAGTTGCGGGGCGATCTGCGTCAGCTCCTCATACGTGTAACGGTCAGATAGTACATTGCCATTATATGTAACGGTTGAAATCTCCAGCAGGCTCACTGCGGGTACGAACAGTTCTGGGGTTGCCCCGGCAGTCACCGAAGTCAAACCTTTCTGCCACGGCCATCGCTTCAGCATGTTGCCTTCGCGATATGCCTCTTTGACAAACTCGGTGAACTTGAGCGTCTGCGCGGTAGGGGCAACAGTCACCGAAGTGACTGTTGCTTCCGAACACGCGGTCAGCGTTGCGTTTACTGCTTGGAGTAAATTCATTGGTTATTCGTCGATTTCCTCGCCGTTCAGCTCTTTACGGTAAGCTGTCTCAGCGGCTTTCGCTTTCTGCATTTCCACCGCCGCTTTGGTGCGCGCGGCTACGTCGGGCTTGCCGTCCTCGTCAACCGCACTGATGCGCAGCTCCGCGAACTTTGCCGATGCTTCAGCGAGCTTGGATAGCTTCGCCATCTGCGCTTTGGTGATCTTCCGGCAATTCCGGTAGCTGGACTCGAATAGTTCTTTGCTTGTGGTGTGAACCGCACCATGTTCGTTAATGAATGTGACCATGTGTTCTCTCCTGTTATTTTCCGTGCCGCTGGGTAAACCCTAGCGTCTTCTCCGCCGCACGTCTCGCTGCGACGGCTTCTTCAAAACTCTGATATGCGCCTAGCTGCCTGCGAATACCTCCCCATGTTACCACCGCCGCCCAGTACCCACGACGATTACCTTTCGGTGCATGCCAATACACCCCAGTAACACCAGACGTGTTGCTCATATACATCTTTTTGTTGCGCATGTTCTTGCCGTGCGCAACGTCGCGCAAATTACACGCTCTATTATCGGTTTTATCGCCATTCAAGTGGTCAATAAACCCCTGCGGCCACGCGTTGTTATACAGTGCCCAGCCTACTCTATGCACAAAGTACGCCTTCTGTCGGTACTTAACCATTCGGTATCCATGCCCAGAATGGGTGAACCCAGCTTCGACTCTGTCACATGGGAAGTATTGCTGAACCCATTTTCCCGGTGCCGTCGTTACTCGTCTTGGCCGCGCTATCCTATACAGTGCCCCTGTATCCGGGTCGTAGCTGAATATACTCCTCAGCTCGTTTAATTCTAACTCATTGTCCTTTGGTTCGTATGGCATGTACTCCTCCTTGCCGGTTGCCCAGCAAGGAGGAGTATAACCATGCAGGTATCACAACGCAATACCTATACACCTGCCTAAGCGGGCGAATAAAATGCTGTTCCGAAGGTAGGACGGAAAGCTGCAACACCGTAAACGGTGTCAACAGTTACCAGCGTACCAAGGAACTCCTGCTTGTACTGCGCTTGAACGCGTGGAGCTACCTGCTGTGCAAGTACAAGCGCGTCCTTGTGAATCAGCATACCTACGCGATACTGAGTGACACCATCTGCTGCCAGAACGGTTGGGCACTGAGTAGTGACGTAAACAGGGATGCCATACAGCTCGCCCCATGCTTTGCCCGAACCAAGCTCACCGCCGGAGGTAGCGATACCGTCGCGGCCAGTGCTGATGTATTCGGAGAAGCGTGGGATACCCGCGATAACATTCTTCTGCGCAGGCGGAATAACAAACGCGCGGTCATTGGCCGGAACATTCAAGTCATCCAAACGCTGAATCATGTTACGGATACCGAGGTCAGTCAGGTCAGTACCATTACCCGCAACGGCAGGTGCCCAAGGGGTCACACCGTCGCCACCAATTACCGCAGTAGACAGGTTAGCATACTGTGCCAGACAGTCGGTATCGACTTTCTGTGCAATAGCGTAGCCTGCTTTCTGAGTGTACTCAGAACGAAGGTTGTACTGAGACTGAGCAGACGCGATGTCTTCAATCAGGAACGATGTTTCCATGTGCTGATTGATGTTCATTACGAACTCGGTTTCGATCGGCGATTGCAGGGTTACCTGCGTATTCGCTACTTTCGCATTCGCTGTCAGGTTGGACAGGTCAGGTACGTGTAACGTATCGCCTTTCTTTCCCTGCATGGGGAAAGATTTCATCAAAGATTTTGCGAGCAAAGTCGCTTCCGTCGCACGACGGATTTCGTCCAGCCACAGCTGCGGGATAAAACTCGCACCTGTGGTGGTTGTCATTTGGTTAGCACCTAACGGCATAACAAACTCCTATTTATTGTTGCTGGTAGAAGCGCATGATCTCCGGCTGGCGGCGGGCGTATTCGTCCGGCGACATCGCGTCAATCTGTGCTCTACTCAAGCTTGAGGCAGGGGCGTTGTGGGATTTCGCTCCGCCTACTGATTGTGCTGCCGAAGGCTTACGGTCGCGCTTCTTTCCAACCAGCTTCGCTATCATGCGTGCTCCAGCTAAAGTATCGAGCTGTGCCTTGTCTGCTGCGGGCAGTGTTTCAAAGTATTCGGATACTTTGTCTCCGATGTCTTCGCCATACTCTTTGCGCATACCGTCCCAGAAGGCCGTCTGTTGCTGCTCTGCAAGCTGCGCCTCAAGAGGTGCAGTAGCTTCGCGAACGTATGGCTCGATCTGTGCCTGTATGTCAGGGTCTAACCCAGTGGTTTGTTGTGTAGAATCCGGTGCCTGTGAAGTAGCCGCTTGCTGCGCTGCTAATGCCTGCTGCGAACGGGTGTACTCAGCCGTTAAGCTCTTGTACCCTTTTTCCAAGTCTTCCACTGAATCATATCTGCCAGCGTACTTTCGACTCTCTTCACCGGAGTCCGTAGAAGCGGGAGTGTCCTTCTCATCAATGGCCGTGGCGGTGTCAACTATCTCTGCCCGGCTCCCATTGACGGTCTGGAGTCCTTCGTCTGTAGGAGTGTCCTGTGTATCCGTCATGTTTCAACCTCGCTTTTTACTCGTTTGTAGTACGCTTGTCAAGGAACTGTTTTAACTCCTTGATTACACGATACTGTGCAGCCGTAGCTGCGTACACTTCCCCATAGTTGGGTAGTATCTCTGACGGTGGTTTCGCGTCCAGGTGTGGACGTTCAAACTTCTGCTCCATCCACGTCAGCATCTCGCTGAACGCGGGCATCTCCACCATTGTGTTGTAGTCGAGCTTACTGCGGCGCGCCATCTGGCACTCCCGCTTCCTGCCCGGCCATCATCTGCTCGGCGGCTGGGTCAGCCTGGGCTGGTGAGGGTGCTTGCTGCTGCGGTGCCCCCTGCGGAGCCTGCATCTCCTGCGGCTGCTCTGGTTTGAGGAAGTCCTCGTCGTCATCGAATCCCAGCTCACGCATGATGTGCTTGTTGATCTTCGCCCAGTCCAGTCTCGGCGCAAGTGCCTGCACCTGCCCCACGGTCTGGAGGTACGTCATCATGTTCTTGAGTCTGAACTCACGCATCGCCACCAGTCTGGAGCCGCCCGGTTTGATGTCATATCTGCCTCGCAGATCGTCCGGGTGTATGCTCGTCCATGCCTCAATCTCGTCGAGGTCGTCGCGGCCAAGTATCTTGATGACCTGCTCCTCCTCCATGAACTGTGCGGCGTTGGACAGGTACATGCGCAGCGATGGACGGATAACCGAAGTCTCCACCTGCGACAGAATCTCATTGAAGCGAGAATTGCCTGATTGCGTCAGTGCCATGACCTCAGTAGCGGTGCGGGCACCGTCAGTAGTGCCACCGGCTACCAGTTTGATTGCTCCGGTGGCCTCCTCAAACTTACGTTCAAGGTCGCTTATCTCCTGATACGCCAGTGCTACAGCGGAGGCCGGGGCTACTGGCTGCAAGTTGTCCATATCCCCGACTTCAAACAGCGCGCCGGGTTCAGACACAAGATTGTCAATGTCGATGATACCGTCATCCTTGAACTTAAACATGCCATTGATGATGATGGACAGCTCATCGACCTTCTGGTTCGTGAAGGAGTTGATAAGGTACTGGAGGGGCAACGCGGGTTCCAATGCCCCGATACCGTACGCTTCGCCCGCCACCACACTGAACCGTGCGAACACGAACGGGTCGCGGCCATGCTCATACGGGCTTGGCTGGAGACGCAGCAGCACGCCGTTGCCGACGGAGCACACATAGTTGTGATACGCCTCCCCGTCCACCTCGAACGACCCCCACAGCTCGGTGATCTCGATGCTGCCACGGTCTGTGTCCATACCACTGGTCATGTCCGCCGCCTGAGCTGTAGCAATGTGGTTCGCATCCTCTTGTGAGGCGGAAATGCCCCCGTTTCCTGCGGTTCCCTTCAGTAATTTCAGCGCACCGGGTTCAAATATCTCCAGTGCCTCCGCTTCTTCGTAGGTCAGCCAGTATTTCCGAAGCTTGTTGGCCGTTTCCGGGTCAGACGCGAACGGGTCGACGTGAAAATACTTCATATCCAGTGTTTTGAAGCGAGAACCGGAGAAAATCTTTTCGTCACCGGAGTATTCCTCGCTCCAATCCACGATGGCAGCGGAGTTTCCGATGGTAATCAACTGTTTGAGGAAGTGAGAGACGTTCGTGCGGTAGTCCGACGCGTAAACCTGCTGGTACAGCAGCTCTTTCGCCGCATCTGCACGCAACTCGAAGCCTTCATCCATTGGTTTCACATCAAAGAACCGCTCATTTGGGAACAGCCCGGACATAATCTGGCTATGAATGTTCTCAACTGCGGCGAAGGACGCGGGTACGAAGGCACGGGACTTCCATTTCGGTGTTCCCTGTGACGCATCGAACTTGGACAGATATGCTTTCTCGCACTGTAGCCACACTTTCTCTTTACTGATTCGCTCCGCTGCCCACTTTGTCCACAGGCTATACACATGTCCGGTGATTCCACGTGTTTCATACTGCTGCTTCACCGCAGCCGCGTTCGGCGCGGGCCGCGTGTGGTCTTCCTGTTCGGGGAGTATCTTGGCTCTATTTTCTTTCATTCTTTTTCTCCAACAAGCGTTTCAACTCGCTTGGCTGTTTGTGTTCGAGTATTTCTTTGAGTGTCATCAGTACCCTCCGTACATGGACGCGGGCTGATAATGGCGGGACGGTGCCCCTTTGCCCCTGCGTCTTTGCGGTTTGATGATGCCCGATAGTGCTGCTTCGAGGGCATCGCTTGAGTCATCGTGTTTGCTTTTCGGAAATGTAATCAACTCGTCCAGCAGGTCGTTCGAGTCGTGAATCGGGTTGGCGCGTTCGGGAAACACCAGTGCGCCCGACTTTACATTCGGCACCATACTGCGGATGCGTACCTCTTTGTTGGTGGTGGACTTGTACTCCTCAATCTTGAAGTGGACATTGCGGCGGCGTTGTGCGTCGTATATCTCACGGGCGAGCATGTACTGAAAGCCGTTCGTCTCAATGCGCACGGCCAGTGGTTGGAACTTCAGCACCATGTCGAACAGCGCGTCGATGAGTTTGTCCGGTGCGAGACGTTGGCGCAGTACGTCCAGTACATACACATGGTTGTCCGGTGCTGCTCCGAGTGCCACTATGGCTGAGTAGTCGGCGCGGGTGGAGCGACCCATCGACGGGTCGAGCGCGATGGTGACGTTGAGGGGGTGGGTGACGTTGTTAATGTTGAGTGTGGTGCGGGAGGTGGTCGTTGATACCGTGTGGGCATTGTAATGCACGAAGTCCGACGATCGGAACTCCGCAGTCTCGGGATTGACAGCTTGGCACATGTACTCCTGCGCCCACTGCTCGGTCAGACCTTGCGCAGACAGTGATGCTTTTGTGCGCATGAGGGACTCGTAGCTATGGTGCTCCGGCCACAGGCTGGTGTCCGGTTCGGGGATAGCGGTGTACTTCTTGCGAATAAACGTGTTGTCATTCTCGTAGACATTGTTGAGGAGCGAGTCTTCATGGAGGATCGTTCCAACAATGAACGCTTGCCCGTCCGTGGACAGTGCAGGCAGCGCAGCACCGTAGAACCACCGTTTGAGTTTCAGCCTTTGTTCGGGTGTCGCCACAGCCTCGTCATTCTCGATGTCGTCGAACAGCATCAGCGTGGGTCGGCTCTCGTGGTACTTCAATCCACGGAGCTTCTGCCCTGAGCCTTTCGCTATGACCCTGATGCCAGTTGACGTAGTGATGCTCTCTTGGCTCCACTGGTCGGTCGTAAGGTCACCGAAGATGCTGCGGAGCAGGTCATTGTGCATCAGTTCATCCGCGATGGCTTCCATGAACAGTTTGGCCTGGCTGTGTGAGTCAGAGACGATAACGATGAACTTCTGCTTCTGAAACAGTATGGAGTGGAGGATATAAACGAAGGTGAGCGTGGTGCTCTTACCGAAGCCGCGGGGGCAGACCACACACTTGCGGGGGTTTGATGCCAGTGCCAGTTGGTACAGCTCCTTGTGGAACTGCGGCGTACCACCTTGGATATGGTGTGGGAACAGTTTTCGACTGAACCACGCTATGTCCCGGTGCATCTGCTGCTCAATGGCTCTGTTGGGCATTCGCGGTGTCTATCAGGGGGGAAGCAAAAAATCCAGTAAAAAATTTTTGCTAGTACGTCAATAGATGTAGTTTGAAAACGGGTCGCCGATTGGGCTGTTGATAGCGCACCAATAACTGTAGTTTGAAAACGGGTCGCAGATTGGAAATTTGGGGCAGTTCTGATAGCGCATCAATAGTGGAAGTTTGAAAATGTGTCGCAGATTGGAAAAGTGCCATATGTACTAGCTTCCGTTTGCCCCTCGGGGGTACTCCCCCCTATGTCAACAAATGTGACGTATAATCACACAAAGAAACTAGGGATTACCCGCCCGCTAGAATCTAGCAATAAACCAAGATAATTGCTGATTCACTATTGACACGGTAACAACTAAAGCGCATAATTCCCAAACCGGCAGGCATTGCCGGAATAATGAAAGATAAGAGAGGCACAACATGAATGCACAGAAGAAAGAGACAACACAAGAAAGCGCAACGGTAGAGGTTGTAAGGGAATTCCCGAAGGCCGATGTAAAGGCAATCGAACAAGCCAGAGCAATGAATGAAGCGCGTGAAGCGGCGAACAACGTAGAACATGCACTGTCTAACGTAGAAGGCGCAACGGTTCGACTATCTGACACGTTAGCAGATTATGTGAAATCAAGCGCGTTTGAACTACCTGTCGCAGACGCGGTTTCCACGCTGGTGGACGCATTGAGCAATGAAAGCCGTCCACGTGGTACTGTCAGTGGATACGGGACACAAGTGAAGGCGGTGTTATCCGCCATGCACGCCAGCGGCCAGACGGATAGCAACCTTGCGTATATCATGGTTGCAGCCGATGCCGACACCAAGCCATCAGCTTTCGCCTCTGTGGCTAAAGCGTACAAGGCGGACGGCACCTTGAAAGCGGCCGCCAATGCGGCAGGCGAACAGGGCAAGAAAAAGACAGCAAAACCAAGCACTTCTCCTGCCGAACATGAAGAAGTGGATGAAGCCCCCGTGCATGACGCGGAAGTGCAAAACTACAATGACAATGAACAGCAAGTGTTCGATGCCTTAAACTCTGGCAATGATCGCGCATTGATTAACGCGGTGGCTCGACTCGCCAAGCGCAACGGCATGGCCGCAGAGATTGCGGCGAAGACATTCAGCACTGCATGGGAAAACGCATAGCTGCTAGAATCTAGCAACAAGAAAGCCCTGCCTTAATCGGTGGGGCTTTCTTGTTTCCGTATTACCCAAGCCCGTAGCTTCACCGCTACGGGCTTTTTGTTTGCCCGCTATACACTGGCCTAGCTTGGGTAATAAAAACCTCATGGCGTGGATTGTATGGCCTTCACGTCTATTGCGTTGGATTTCTCAAGCTCTGCTCTTGCTTCATCATTCAGTTTTTTGATTCGCTTCGCTTGTTCGGCTTTCGGATTTCCCTCAAGCATCTTCTGCGCTTCTTCCATTGCCAATTTCTTGGCCGCATACGCGGGGTTATAAATCTCTGGGTCTTTTGCGGCTAACAACGCCAAAACTTCTTTTGGGCTGCTAGACTCTAGTGCCAACTCATACGCCATTTCTTCCAACCTTGCTTGCGACTCGGCAAGTGCCAAACTTATCGCCTCCGAAATCTTCGGATTTTCCAGCCTCCATCGCTGGAAAACTTCGCTCGAAATTCCAGCTCTGTGAACCGCAACTTTCAAAGAATTTCCCCTCAACAAAAACCCACATATTTCATCCAATTTCTGCAATACTTCAACTCGCATTTTTCGCCTCCTTCAACCTGATTTTTAACCGCGTTATACTGTTATACCTAAAACTTAAAAGTTTCTCTACAGCTTTTCTACGTGCTACTCTGTGATCTCATATCACAGAGTCTCCTATATATTTTTTTTATATAAAAAGGTATAACAAGTATAACACAGGGGGAAATCCCAAGCCCACAACCAAAAACAGGCTGCTATACCCTATAACAAATTCGTATAACATTATACCCATCACCAACAGTCGGCTGCTATGCCCACACACCGCAGTGTGGGTATTGCCCCGATTGTTATACCCCCCAAGCCGAGGGGGGGTCTAACAGATATAACGCGTTTACCCCGCATCGGGAAACCATGCCCTTCGGCCTTTTCCAT